AACAAGGGGTGGAACGATTATTGACGCACTATGTACCTGAAGTAAAAAGCATTGTGGGTGAAGATGATGAAAAGGCTGCCGAACAAGGTTATAAACCCTATGTACCTAGAAATGAATTTAATGAAGAACCCAACCCTAACTAAAAATATGAAGCATGTAAAATGGAGCCAGATTCCCCCTGTTAAAGGCCCTGAGCCTAGAGCCTTGATTCTTGCTGCAAAAAAGGATAAACCTATGAGATTGGAGAAAAAAAATGGCAGCAATCGATAAGACTTTACCGAATGTAAAGCAAACGGTAAATATCCCTTCGCAACAACAGCAACTGGAAATAGCCGCTGAGGCTCAAGCGTCTGGTCCCTCGCAACCAGAGATTACACAAAATCAAGATGGCAGCGCGGATATTACGTTTGAACCCGGAGCCATGAATCAACCGGGCGGTCAAGATCATTACATGAATTTAGCAGAGCTTTTACCCGATCAAGTTTTAGATCGTTTAGGCTCAGAACTTTGGGCAAACTACGAAGAGTAC